AGGAACAGACATCACAGTCGGGACATTCACAAGGGCAGACGCAACCACAACCAGAGCAAGTTTCGTCTTGCTCATGGTTAATTTTTTGGTATTGATGTGCTGCCAAGTTGTCAAGAAAGTCATTTATCATTTGATTGTCAATTCAGACACAAATTGTCCAGTAGCTGATGTACCAGCTCCACCAGCTGTAATCGTAGTCACACCAGCAGATGTGATAGTACCAGCTAATGTGCCTGCTACTCCACCAGAAGTTGTAGTTGTTGATCCAAGCATTGGAAGAGATGGAACAACACCACTTGATACTGTTGTAGCAGATGTTACATCGTCACCTTCAATATAACTTTCGTTAAAACTGAATGCAGATCCTGTAGTGTTAATTTCTACATCAGATGATGTGTATCCTACTGCAGTACCTGAGGTTAATGTGCCTAATCCACCAAAACTACCACCATCACTGATTTTTAGGTTGTTTCCACTAACAGTGTAACTTGACCCTACTCTAGATGCTTGAGAAGCAGCAGCGTCTACGGTCAATTGTACACTCGAACTCATTTTATGAACTATCTCTGCTGATGCAGGAGATATCATCAAGAACATACCAAGGAATAGTACCTTTTTAAACATGTTAACAAATGTTTCTAAGTTTATTTATGGCTTTAATTCATTAAAAATATGTAACTACGGATACTACTACCCATAGTGTTCGGGTGAAGTATAGACACCCAAATAAATAGTGGTGATTGCCTTCGGGGATCACAAAACGTTACACTCGCTTTTAAAGGAGAATTATGGCTAACATTCAAAGATACACTGTCTCAGATCTTCCAGAATTAATGGAGAAGATTACAAAGAACAGTATAGGATTCGATAATTACTTAGAAAATTTCTGGCAATTTCCTACTACAAACAATTATCCTCCATATAATCTTATTCAATTGAACAATCATGAATCTAGATTAGAAGTAGCATTGGCAGGATTTAAAAAGAATGAAGTTAATGTCTATACAGAACATGGTAAACTATACGTAGAAGGGAAGAAAGAAAATAAAGATACAAATAATGAATATTTCCATCAAGGACTAGCACAAAGAGATTTTAATAGATCTTGGACACTTGCTGATGATACTGAAATTAGATCAGTATCTCTAGAAGATGGACTACTTACTATTGAATTGGGTAAAGTAGTACCTGATCATCATCAACGAAAAGATTACATCTAAATAGTGTGTCTGTAATTTTATTATGTCTATTAAAGTAGTTAAATTAAAATCGGGTGAAGATATCATTGCTGATATTCAAGAGGTTCAAGACAAAGAAACCAAAGTAAGGCAAGCATTTATCTTCACTCATGCTTATCAAGTAAAGATAGAGAAAGAATTAGTACCTGATGTTCCTGAGAGAAACCAAATGTATAATGGTAGAATTCTCCTTGAACGATGGCAACCTCTTACCATAGATGAAGAAATTGCTGTCAATCCAGATTGGGTTGTATCAATCGTCGAACCTATTCTTGCTGTGCTTGAAGCATATGGTCAAACAATGAAACCATCTGAAGAAGGTAAAGCAGTATTTGGTGGTGATGAGGTTACTGAACCAAACCTTAGCATTACGGACACGATAAATAACTAAAAAGTAATTTACTTCCGTGAAGTCCTTTCAAGATCTTAGGTTAACCCTAATGTATCATGAGGATCTTAATGTAAAGTTCTGGGACGGACTTACATTGAGAACTGAAGTTCGAGATAAACTACTCGAAATAGGATACAGTTGGGCAGAGTTTGCTAAGATCCCCCAAAATGCAATACAAGATATAATTCTAGTGGGTGGTAATGCCAACTATAATTATACAGAATATTCTGATCTAGACCTGCATTTGGTGGTAGATAAGGATGAGATAGCTGCTTGTCAAACAGATTTCTTGGATGATTTCCTTAGAGATAAGAAAAGATTGTGGGCATTAACACATGATGTAACACTCTATGGTCAACCAGTAGAACTGTATGCACAAGATATCAATGATCCAACTCCTAGAAATCAAGGTACTTACTCAGTTCTTAACAATTGGTGGATACAAGAACCACGTAAACAGTACGTGGACTTTTCCGACCCCTTGCTAAAACAGAAAGTTCGTGATATGATGGAGAGGATTGATGATCTAATAGATACTCAAGCAGATGATATCACTGTTCTAAACAAACTCAAAGAGAAGATTAGAACTATGAGAGGATCTGCAATTCAAAGAGGAGGAGAGTTCGCTCTAGAAAACTTAGTGTTTAAAGAGTTAAGAAATCGTGGATACCTCGACAAACTATCCAAATACATTAGAACAATAGAGGATCGTAATTTATCGCTATGACCGTTAAAGTTATTTTGATGAAATCTGGAGAAGATGTCATCAGTGATGCACAAGAAATTATTGATAAAGATAATAAAGGCATTATTGCATATCATCTTAAGAATCCATATGTAATGCAACTTCAAACAAAAGAAGTTGAAGAAGCAGAACTATTAGTTGAGGGTCAAGATCCCACACCTAAAACAAAATTTCAAGTTTCATATACACATTGGGCACCAATGTCTCAACAGCAAGAATTTGTTATACCATCTGATTGGGTAGTAACAATATACGAACCTGTTGATAAGATCAAAACAGATTACATGGCAAAACACAACATTGAGGAGAAGGATGGAAACGATAAAACTCCTACTACTTAAGAATGGTTCTTATGTCATCTCTTATATACAAGAGATGGAAATGGAACCGTCTTGTTTCCTTGCAGACCCAATGGAAATAATAGATGGAAACCTAGAAACATTCCCAAAATATGGCGGTCAAAGAAACGTATTGCTTTATTCTGATTTTATTGCTACAATTGTAGATCCTGATCCAGATCTTCTGGAAAAATATAAATTGACAGTCCCACCACAAGATGATGAAGAAGAAGTCCCAGAGACATCTGAATTTTTATAGCAACGTATATCTCTCTGGAGATAAGATCTTTTATATTGGTTACGAAGATGGTAAACGTGTTCAATATAAAGAAAGTTTCTCTCCAGTTTTGTATGCTAGATGTAATGAAAAGACAAATTATAAAACCTTAGAAGGTCATTATGTTAAAGACATAAAATTCTCTAGTGTCAAAGATGCTAGGGAATTTATTGATGAGTATAAGTATGTTGATAACTTTAAAATATATGGTAATGATAGATTCTTATACCAGTATATAAGTTCTAAGTTCCAAAAGGAACAGATGGACTATGACCCATCACAATTAAAAATCTATACTATTGATATAGAAACAACCTCTGAGAATGGTTTCCCAAGTGTTGCCGAGACCTCAGAGGAAATTTTGTGTTTTTCTGTAAAAGATTTTACTACTAAGAAAATTATTACATGGGGAACTAGAGAGTTTACTCCTAAAAATACTGAGTATCGTGTCTTTTGGAAAGAAGAAGATATGTTTAAAGATTTCTTAGCATGGTGGGCAGAGAATACTCCAGATATTATTACAGGATGGAATGTGAAATTATTTGACATGCCATATATGTGTAGAAGAATAGAAAGAGTGTTATCTTCTAAGCATCAAAGATCTATGTCTCCATGGAATAAAGTGTATGAAAAAGAAATAGAGATAAAGGGTAGAAATCATATATACTATGATATTATTGGGGTAAGTGTCTTAGATTATCTTGATCTTTATAAGAAATTTACATATAAAGCACAAGAATCTTACAGGTTAGATTACATAGCACAGCAAGAGTTAGGTCAAAAGAAACTCGAACACACAGAGTATGATACTTTCAAAGAATTTTATACTAATAACTGGCAAAAATTTGTAGAATATAATATACATGACGTAGAACTTGTTGACCGTTTGGAAGACAAGATGAAATTAATTGAATTAGTTTTAACTATGGCATATGATGCTAAGGTTAACTATGAAGATGTATATTCTCAAGTACGTACATGGGATAGTATTATCTACAATTTTCTTAAAAGAAAAGGTATAGTAATTCCACCAATAGAAAGGTCAGACAAGAACACTCAGTATGCAGGTGCATATGTAAAAGAACCAAAACCAGGATTATATGATTGGGTAGTAAACTTTGATTTAAATTCTCTATACCCACATCTTATAATGCAGTATAATATCTCACCTGAGACATTGATGCCCAATAGACATTCATCAGCAACTGTAGATAAAATATTAGATAAGGAAATAGATTTTAGTGATTTAGATAATACAACTGTTTGTGCTAATGGTGCTCTATATGACACCACACAAAGGGGGTTCTTACCAGAACTAATGCAGAAGTATTATGATGAACGTGTCATTTTTAAAAAGAAAATGATACAAGCAAAACAACAGTACGAAAAGAATCCAACTGAAGAATTGGATAAAGAAATAACTCGTTGTAATAATATTCAAATGGCAAAGAAGATTTCTCTTAACTCTGCCTATGGTGCTATCGGTAATCAATACTTTAGATATTATAAAGTAGTAAACGCTGAAGCAATAACCTTATCTGGTCAAGTTTCTATTCGTTGGATAGAGAATAAGATGAATGAATATCTTAATAAAATTCTCAAAACAGAAGGAGAAGATTATGTCATTGCATCTGACACCGACTCAATCTATCTTAACCTTGGACCTCTTGTTGATAAATTTTTTAGTGATAGGTCTAGTGACAAAACAAAGATTGTTTCCATACTGGATAAGATCTGCCAAGACAAATTGGAACCGTACATTGACACCTGTTATCAGGAGTTGGCGACGTACGTATCTGCGTATGATCAGAAAATGGTTATGAAGAGGGAGAACATTGCCGATAAAGGTATATGGACTGCCAAGAAGAGATACATTCTTAATGTATGGGATAGTGAAGGTGTTAGATATGAAGAACCAAAGTTAAAGATGATGGGTATTGAAGCAATCAAATCATCTACACCTGCACCATGTAGAAAGATGATTAAAGATGCTCTTAATATTATAATGACACAAGAGAATGAAGATCTTATAAAGTTTATAGATGATTTTAGAACAGAGTTTTATAGTATGCCACCTGAGGATATATCATTTCCTAGGAGTGTGAATGGGTTGACAAAATGGTCAGATCCTGTTACTCTGTATAAGAAAAGTTGTCCTATTCATGTAAGAGGAGCACTCTTGTATAACCATCAACTTAAAATTAATAGGTTGACACACAAATATCCTATTATTCAAGAGGGTGAGAAAATCAGGTATGTATACTTGAAAGAACCTAATGTATTAGGACAAAATGTTATGTCATTCATTCAAGAATTTCCTAGAGAAATACCAAAGGTAAGTGATCAAATAGATTACAAAACACAGTTTGAGAAATCATTTATCACACCTCTTAAAAACATCCTTGATGTGATAGGATGGAAAACTAAAAAAGAAAGTAATTTGGAGTTTTTATTCGTATGAGTATTTTTGACACACTTGCTAAAGAAGCACAAAATGATTATGCAAAACTTGTATCAGATGCAACGTCTAATGATAAACAAGGGTTTATTGGTACAGGTTCTTATATATTAAATGCACAATTAAGTGGTAGTATCTATGGTGGTATACCTAACAATAGAGTAACTGCTATTGCAGGTGAACAAGCAACAGGTAAAACTTTCTATGCTATAGGTATTGCTAGTACTTTTCTTAATGATCATCCTGATGGTGCAGTATTTTACTTTGATAGTGAGGCAGCTGCAACACCAGATTTATTTAAAGATCGTGGTCTAGATCCTTCTAGGGTATGGCATTTTCCAATAGATACTATTGAAGAATTTCGTACTCAAATGATACGTATTCTTGATAATCTTCTTAAAACAAATGAGAAAGATAGGAAACCACTTTTAATTATATTAGATTCTCTTGGTATGCTTGCATCTCAGAAAGAATTACAAGATGCAATGGATGATAAACAAGTTAGAGATATGACTAAATCACAGACAATTAAATCTGTGTTTAGAATTATCACTAGTAAACTAGGCAAGTTAAAAATACCTATGATAGTGACAAATCATACATATAAAACGATGAATCCTTATGGAGACCCAACTGATATGGGTGGTGGTAGTGGTTTAAAATATGCAGCATCTACTATTATGACTCTAACAAAATCAAAAGAAAAAGATAGTAGTAAAGAGGTTATTGGTAATATTATAAAGGTTAAAACATACAAATCACGTTTAACAAAGGAGAACACTCAAATTGCAACACGATTATTTTTTGACTCAAGGGGACTGGACGAGTATTATGGGTTATTGGAATTGGGTGAGAAGTATGGAATCTTCCAACGTAAAGGTAACAGGATTATTGTTGGCGAATCTTCCGTTTATCCTTCTGCTATTCTTGCCGATCCTAACAAATATTTCACGAAGGAAATAATGCAAGCACTAGATGAAGTTGCTTCTAAAGAATTTAAGTATGACCAATGAAGACAGTTGAAGATTTTATT